AGAGCCGGGTTTTGTGTGGTCAGATTCCACAGAGTTAATTGTGAACCCGTGTGTGGAGATTGGGTTGTATCCTGTTGATGAAGAAACAGGTAAGACAGGATGGCAAGCATGTAATCTCAGTACCATTAATTGTGCAAAAGTTAACACCAAGAAAGAATTTTTTGAATCTTGTCGCGCTGCTGCAATTATTGGAACGCTTCAGGCCGGTTTTACTGATTTACCATATTTAGGAGAGATCAGCGAGAGAATTTTCCGACGAGAAGCCCTATTGGGCGTTTCCATGACCGGGATTATGGAACAGCACGAGCTTTGTCTCGATCCTGAAATCCAAAAAGAAGGCGCTAGGGTTATCAAAAAAACAAACAAGGAATTTGCTGCTAAGATCGGAATCAATCCGGCGGCTAGAACTACTTGTGTCAAACCTGAAGGCACTGCCAGTTGCATCCTTGGTACTAGTAGCGGCATACATCCCCATCATGCTAAGCGTTATATACGACGTGTACAAGCTAACAAGATGGAGAATATTTATCAGCACTTCAGGAAAACAAACGAAAGAGCTTGTGAAGAATCAGTTTGGTCAACTAATGGCACAGACGACGTAATCTCTTTCTGTATAGAAGTACCAGATGGGTCAAAGCTGAAGAATAAAATTGGAGCCATAGGTCTTCTAGAATATGTTAAAAGCACTCAGAAAAATTGGGTAATGGGAGGTAGGAATGAGAGTCTTTGCGTTCAACCCTTTCTACAACACAATGTCTCCAATACTATCAATGTAAAGCCCGAAGAATGGGAAGAGGTAGAAAAGTTTATCTACAAGAATCGTAAATTTTTCTGCGGCGTGTCTCTGCTTCCTGTGAGCGGAGACAAAGATTACCCTCAAGCCCCATTCACCACGGTCTATCTCCCCAGTGAAATGGTGTCTCATTACGGAGACGGAGCCGTGTTTGTCAGCGGCCTGATTGAAGTTGCTCTCAATTTATGGGAAGATAACCTATGGGCCGCTTGCGATGCCATAATTGGGCTTGGCGATAAAATAAAAGGCAACGGTAAAAAGATTTGGCAAAAAAGATGTCAAAAATTTGCCGACAAATATATGGACGGAGACGTTAAGCGATTAACCTACTGCATGAAAGATGTTTATAACTGGAAAGAATGGGTTGACGTAAAGCGATCATATAAGCCTGTAGAATACACAACATGTATCGAGGAGCATGATAATACTAAACCAGAACAAGAACTAGCTTGCGCTGGAGGAATGTGTGAAATCATCTAATGGAATTTTAAAGGAGCAACAACGGATGGCGATTTCATCGGAAATAGGCGGGATAGAAGTTCAAAAGTTAAGTCCAAATGCCAGAATACCCACCAAGGCAACTTCCATGGACGCAGGGTTTGACCTGTACGCCTCGATGGTAGGGGCTACAATTTTAGCCCCTCAAGAAGTTAAATTGATCCCAACCGGAATAGCCATGGCTCTACCTAGGGGCTATGCTGGACTTATCTGGGACAGATCTTCAATGGGCGTAAAGGGTATACATAGGTTTGCTGGAGTAGTGGACGCTGGATATAGAGGAGAAATCAAAGTTTGTCTGTATAATAGTAATGACCGTCCCTATCGATTGAATTCAGGGGACAGGATAGCTCAAATTCTAATCCAAAAAGTGAACGATTTTTATTTGCGGGAAGTGGAAAACCTGAATAAAACCGATAGAGGAGGCGGCGGTTTCGGTTCATCAGGTATATAATATGCGAAGAAAAAAGTCTGTAGGTAGACAACTCAAGCCAAAAACGGAGAATCAAGCAGAATACATCAGATCCATGGTTGAATCTGATGTTACAATATGTATTGGCCCGGCAGGAACCGGCAAAACAACACTTGCTGTAGGGCTTGCTTGTCAGTACCTTCTGGAAAACAAGGTGAATAAAATTATAATTACCCGACCAGTGGTAGAATCTGGCAAGGGATTAGGATTTTTACCCGGAACTTTTCAGGATAAAATACATCCTTATCTAGTGCCCATCTTTGATGAGATGAATTTGTACTTGTCAAAAGAGACCGCTGAAAAATGGCTAAGGGAAAAACGTGTAGAAATTTGTCCTTTGGAGTATATGCGAGGGAGAAATTTTCATGACTCCTTCATCATATTAGATGAGGCACAAAACGCCACATACAAACAAATAAAAATGCTAATTACAAGAATGGGTTCTAGATCCAAGTGTGTGATTAACGGCGATATAGAACAGACCGATTTGCCAGTTAGCATTAGCGGGGCTTTAGAAGAGTGTGTAGACAGGCTTGAAAACCTCAAGGGTGTCAGTATCGTGGAACTATACCGGTGTGACATAATCAGAAACAAAATTATATCAAGCATCTTAGAGAGATTAGAAGATGACTGAACTGATAGCAAAACGAGACCATAAGTTTTACTTTGCTGTAATGTGGCTAGCTATCGGCATAATTTCTTCAATCGATTTATACTGGGCTGTTAAAAATCAACACATAATGCTTTATTATGAGCAGAATCCTATTGGCAGATACTTAATAAGGCAAGATGATGGAGATGTCGCATTATTTATGGGTACAAAAATGGCTGGAACAATTCTGGCTCTAGGGTTTCTGATTTTCTTATATCACCACAAAAGACTTTATGCTTGGTTAAGCATAATATTTCTAACGATAGCACAATTTCTTTTGTTATTCTATCTAGGACAATAAAATGCCGGAATATGCATACAGGTGTTTGGCTTGCGAACATACATTTTCTGATGTTATACCAATGAAACAGTACAAAAAAAGAAGAAAGTGTCCGTCTTGTAAGAAACATAAACTATCGCGAATCTTGGGCAGCTTTACGTCTTTTGTAAGAGCGGAGCCTACAACGCTGGGTCAGTTAGCTGAACGCAATACCCAAAAATTCGGAAAATACGAGTTAGACGAGAAAAAACGGCAACAAGCGAAGGGCAAAAATGTTGACAAAAAGGGCCAGCCTTGGTATCATAAAGATGGGGAAGCGTCTCAAAATGAAGTCTTCAAAATGACTCCCGAGCAAAAAAAGAGATATATTCAAGAAGGTAAAAAATGAGTGAGCAGGAGCCTACTGAAAGCGGACTGGAGGATTTGGGACACGAATTTATCAAATGCGTATCCTGCGAATCTGAACATGTTGACATATGGAAAACTAAAGAATCAAACAGAATAACAACGGTAAAAGTAATCTGCGAAAACGAAGGGTGCGGCGGATCGAGTCCTACTAGAGAAATCATTGGAGAGTTTTATATCGGTTGTACGGAATCGAGTCAACTTGTCAGTATAGATCAAGATACTGAAGATTATGTAGAAATACACTGTAAATCTATAGAGGTTTAACATGGTAGATAAACACGAAGATTTCGGAGAGACTTCTAGGGAGATAAACCGTAGATATATCTTAGGCAGCGGTAAAGAAGTAGATAAAGAAACTCAACAGGTTTGTGCGAAGATGCACATTCTTATCGATAACGGAAAGCATACCAATTTTTGCTACGTTAAATTCTTCAGGGGCAAAATGTTTGACCCCCAAGGAATCGATGCAACAAAAATAAGGCTTGCCGAGTTCAAAAGGGTTAAAGAAAATATATTTAACCTCTACTTCAATTACCTAAAAACCAAAAACGGGGAGTCCCTTATCAGAGCAGAAAGAGAGTATATACATGTCTAAAAAAAGCGGTCCCTTAAATAGGGTTGAGAAATTTTACATAGATAATCATTCTGATAAAGGCGTTAAAGACCTTGCCGAAGAATTAAACAGAAACCAAAAGGTTATATCAAAATACCTAGGAGGCAAACCCGAAAAAGCGACCACGTCTGAGGCTCAAGGCGAAGGCAAGGAAAATGTCATTGCTGGAGAACTGTTCGGCCATAAAGATGGCAGAGGAGTTACTGTTATGACACCGGCTGCATCAGAACAGGCTGATAGTTTTAAATCCAATGCATTATTAAAAAAATCAGAAAGCTCCTCCTGTATACATAGGATTAAAGACTAAATGTCTATAAGTATTTCCATCGACGGCTATATCAATCAGTATGCCGACAGCAATCCTATCTGGATAGCTACTTTATCTGACGGTACTACTGTTTATCAGGACGACGACAGACCCGGTGAAGAGCCGAGCAGCGCATGGGAAAGATTGGGAGCGCATTGCAAAGAGAACAACCTCTACATCACCGGCATGAAAATCAAAAACCGTTCACATATTGAGGTTGTCGGAGAGGGCGGTGACGGCTATTATTTTTGTAAGTGCGCCGGAAAATATATGTTCGGAGACACAACCAACCATTCTTTTATAGTTGGGGTGTTAGAAAATGACGAGCTACGAGTCAGACACTGGAATCTGCCAGAAATAATACCAGAACAATTTGAGACCAGAAACCCCACCGAAGCAGGGGCTTGCTTGATTGCCAAAAATAAATCATATGAAGAAGTATAAACACGTTACGACTGGACAAGAATGCGATGCCGCTCAATACATAGCGGAGATGGTTTTATTGAGAGAGGCAGAAAAGGCAAATGAAGGTACTCCAGCCTTCAAATTGTGGAATACCACAAAATGGAAGAACAAATTCAGAAGTCAGGTGACAAAAGCGTACCAGCTTCTTAAGAAGTATGACGAAATCGCTATCATAAATGCTCTCAAGTCACCAAAGGGTAGCTGGATGTATTCACTACGTCTAAAAGCGCTGGAGAATATAATCAAATACGAGCAGATAAAGGTAGATAAAGAAAAAGATCGTGAAATTGTACCTAAAAAGTACGTGATAGAAGAAGCTGCTCCTCCACGAAAACCGTTTGGCAGAAAAAGTACGATTCAGAAACTGAGGGATTTAGATGGCTAAAGCTGTAGCTGAAATGCTGAATGATGACACAACAAAAGAAATTATCAAAAAATATGGACACGTAGTACGGAGTGGATTAGAGGTTTTTGAAGAAAGATCTAATCTGCAAATCATTCCTGTTAGCCCTGCTTTAGATTTGGCTCTGGGTGGCGGGATACAAGAAGGGGGATGGGTTACCTTCACTGGCGATCCCAAAAGTGGAAAAACAACAACAGCCCTTCAGTTCGCCGCCACTTGCCAGCAGGAAAAATACGGTTCTAAACCGGTAATATATCTTGATGCAGAGGGAAGGTTAAAATCAATAAACCTTACGGGTATCCATGGACTAGATATTGAAAAAATGAAGATTGTTGGCACTGTGGATGAACCCATGAGTGCAGAACAATTCCTTAACATTGCCGAATTTTATATCAAAAATACTCCCGGCTGTGTATTGATAGTAGACTCCATTTCAGCGCTTATCCCAGAAAAGGAATTGATTGATGATGTTAATGCCCAATATCGCCCATCTCTTCCCAAGCTTCTAAAAAACTGGTGCAAAAAATTAGGTGGTATTGTACCAAGACAAAAAGCTATTGTAATTATGATTACGCATTTAATTGCAAACACTTCTGGCTTTGGCAAGAGTAAAGTACCTGATGGTGGCCGTGGGATTCAATATCAAACAGACAACATATTAGAAATAAAATATATAAAGCCGTGGGTATCTGGGGGTAAGCAAATTGGACAAATGATTCATTGGCAAATTAAGACTTCCGCCGCAGGAGGCTTTCCCGGCAGCGAAGCTCAGGGATGGCTTAAATACGGTCTAGGAATCGACAAAACCCAAGAGTTGTTTATAATGGCGGTAGATTTAGATTTAATAGCTAAAGCTGGAGCTTGGTACACCTGTAATTACCTTCTTGAAGATAGCGACAGGGTTAAAGATTTACTTATAGCCAACGACATAGATGTAGAAGATGAAAAGGAAGTAAAGTCATTTTTTCAATTTCAAGGGCAAGATAAGGTTGCTGCTTTTTTAAGCAGTAACCCTGTCACCTTAGAAATCCTCGAAGAAGAAATAAAGAGCATGCTGTGAAAGTTACAGGATTCGATGGCCGGGAGAGAGAATGGAAATTCGTAAGAAAAACTGCTAGACACAACAAAAGAAAATGCTCCAGTCTTCACAAAAGAGCCAGAGCCGTCTTGCGTGAACTCTTCCCGCGTACTATAATCCTAGAGGAAGTCCATCTTCCCGGTAGCGCCACGCTGACACGATCTTCAACGCTATTTGCAGATTTTTACGTTCCGTCACGCAAACTTCTCGTAGAGGTTCACGGCAGACAGCATTACGAATTTAACGAATTTTACCATAAGACTAAACGAGGTTTTCAGAAAGCCAAGGCTAGAGACAGAGATAAAATCAGATGGTGCGATTTAAACGAGATCGATATTGTTGTATTGAGTCACGAAGGTGAAGACGATGAATGGAAAAGGTCAATTCTCAACCGATAGCTTTGAATATTTTGTTGACTCTTTAGATAACTATATCTCAGGAGAACAAATATATTCCATTCAGATAAATCCAGAAGTTGAAACCATTATCAATTTAGAAAGTGTAGAATTAGAATCTTTAACCCCCGAAGAATGCTGCGAAAAGGCTTATGTTCTTTATGGTTATTGTCATTATGTTCAGTCCGTTTC